AGCTAAAGACTTAGGTTTTTCATCGGCAGGCTCAGCGAGGAGTCGTTGGTATTCCATGGCTACGATATCGTCGACATCACTATCTTCATTCTTTACAAGATAATTAAATTGAAGAGCAAGAGCTTGAGAAAAGGTACCTTTCTGTGGTTCGAGCGAAACTGGTATTGCAAATGCTGTCATTGCTTCACGAACCTTATCATCCATCAAATGCCTATCAAACATACCGACCAATGCGTCCAACTGAATATTAGCTGGGAATGAATCCTTTAGATTCTGTGTCAGCGGCTTCGATCCATTATACAGCTTCCTTTGATACTCCTTGTCAGCAGTGACGGACGCAGAAAAATATGAACTTCCGCCGGCTACAAACAACTTGCTCACAAACAAACCTTGACTAGATAGTTGATGACAATATGGATATATTCTTTTGCAATACTGAGAGAAGTTGATATTAATCACCTCCGTGAAAGTCCCTTGATAAGTCCCTTTAGTCCCTTGCAAGGGTAATTTTTAGTCCCTTAGCGCCCTGCTACTCTTATTACAGATGGCAGGGCGTTGCTCATCTCTGTTCCAAGCGTGAGTATTGACTATCCCATTATATCACATTGTTAGGTAATAAACTATCCTTACCGACTATGTTGTTTATAAAAAGTCATAAACTTACTTTTCAAGTCGCAAAAAACGCTCATGTCATTTGAAATCACCTCGATGTGCATCCACTGATCACGGATGGTTCAGCGCAGCAAGGTGAACAACCAAATATTAACAGCTGACTACTGAACAGGAAGCTGCATTCCGAAACGGAGAAATCTCTGTTGGACTGCGGTCGGGCTTTTATTGCCTTTTTCAGCTGAGCAGCTCAATTCCTCCGTTTCGAGACAACGACAAACGGAGGAATTTTTATGTCAAACAATGCAAATCAGAACCAATCCAACGAACGCAAAATCTACCTCAAGGACCTGCACCAGTGGGTGCCCGTCAGCAAAACCGACTATGACAACTATTACCGCGATATCAATGCCTATCGCCGCAGGCAACAAGAGCACGGGCGGTGTGTCTGCCCTGCAAGCAAGCGCTATCTCTGCGATATGGACTGCTGGACCTGCCGTTTTCACAAGGCCGGTGATGAACTTTCCCTTGATTACACAGTTGCTGACGAGGATGGCAACGAAAAAAGCTGGCTTGATGACTTAGCGGACGATGCTCCCAGCGCTCAGTCCATCTTGGAGGATCGGGAACTACTGGACAACCTTATTTGCATGCTGGACAAGCTCGACCCCGACGGTCGCCGCATCTGCGAGCTTCTGCTTCAGGAAAAGTCCGAACGAGAGATTGCTTCCATCATGGGCATTTCTCGGCAATCCACCATCAACTATAAGAAGAAAAAGGCGTTTGACGCTTTGCGGGAGCTTCTGCGCGACTACATTTAATACCTTATCCATCTTTCTCCGGCTGCCAAAATTGGTGGCCGGAGAAAATCTTTTTTCCTGATTTTCGTTCAAACCGTATTCTCACCTCCATTGGGTAGTGGAAAGAGCAAAACGACAAGCGCTCCTTCCAAGGAGGTGAAATGAATGCACAATGCACAGACAAGACCACGGAGCTGCGCTGCAGATGACGAACTCGTTGATGTTCTCACTGCGATCAGCGTTGTATCCATGAGGCTGGCAAGAAAACTGACCTTGCTCGCCGGACAAAGCCAATCCAAGGAAGGAGGAAAAGCACATGAGCAAAATGAGCGACATGGCCATGACCATCGAAGAACTGCGCAGCGCAGCTGCAGCTATTAACGAAGCTGCAAACTGGCTAGCCGAGCAGTTCAGCACCAATGAACCAACGCCAGAACCTACACCCACCGAACCGGTAATTACGCTGGAAGCGGTCAGAGCAGTCCTCGCGGATAAGTCCCGTTCTGGCTTCACCGCTCAGATTCGCTCTCTGCTCCAGAAATACGGTGCCGACAAGCTGTCCGGTATTGACCCGGCCAACTACAAGGCCCTGCTTGCAGATGTGGAGGGACTTAACGATGCCAGCTAAAGGACACGCACTCCTATCCGCATCCAGCTCCGAACGTTGGCTCCGCTGCCCACCCTCGGCTCGACTCTGTGAAAGATACGACGATAAGGGCAGCAATTACGCTGCCGAAGGCACTGACGCCCACGAACTTTGCGAGTACAAGCTCCGTCAGGCGCTGGGTATGGAGGCAAAGGACCCGACTGAGAACCTCACATGGTTCAACGAAGAAATGGCCGACTGTGCTTCTGGCTACGCTGCCTACATCCTCGAACAGGTAGAAGCAGCCAAGCAGACCTGTGCTGACCCAGTCGTTTTGATCGAACAGCGTGTGGACTTTTCTCGATGGGTGGAGTCCGGCTTCGGAACAGCAGACTGCATCATTATTGCGGACGGCACCTTGCAGATATGCGACTACAAACACGGAATGGGAATTATTGTAAGCGCAGAAAAGAATCCGCAAATGCAGTGTTATGCCCTCGGTGCCCTGGAACTGTTCGACGGAATCTACGACATTGACCTCGTCAGGATGGTCATATATCAACCCAGAAGAAGTAATATCAGCACCTACGAGGTCTCAAAAGATGAGCTTTACCGCTGGGCAGACGAAGTACTCAAGCCCACTGCAGACCTTGCTTTCGCCGGCGACGGCAACTTCCTCTGCGGTGAATGGTGTGGTTTCTGCAAGGCAAAGCATGACTGCCGCGCCAGAGCCGATGCCAACCTGGAGCTTGCCCGCTATGACTTCAAGCTTCCGCCGCTACTCACGGATGAGGAAGTCGAAAAAATCCTCACCCAAGTCGATGACCTTGTCTCTTGGGCCACGGACATCAAGGAATACGCCCTACAACAGGCCATCAGCGGTAAGGAATGGAACGGTTGGAAGCTGGTCGAAGGCCGCTCCAATCGCAAGTACACCAATGAAACAGCAGTTGCTGATGCAGTCAAAGATGCAGGCTTTGACCCATATGACCACAAGGTCCTCGGCGTCACCGCCATGCAGAAGCTTCTCGGCAAATCCCGCTTTGATGAACTACTCGCGGCCTACATCGAAAAGCCGCAAGGTAAACCCACGCTTGTACCGGAGAGCGACAAACGCCCGGTCATGAACACAGCCAAAAATGATTTTATGGAGGAAAACGATTATGAATAACAACACCAACAAAGCCAACAACCCAATGAAGGTTATCACTGGACCTGACACCCGCTGGAGCTATGCAAACGTCTGGGAAGCCAAGAGCATCAACGGCGGCACTCCGAAGTTCTCTGTTTCGCTTATCATCCCAAAGTCCGATACCAAGACCATCGCGAAGATCAAGGCCGCTATTGAGGCTGCCTACCACGATGGAGAAGCAAAGCTCAAAGGTAGCGGCAAGTCCGTGCCCCCGATGGCAGCAATCAAGACCCCGCTCAGGGATGGCGATTCTGAACGCCCCGACGATCCCGCTTACGCCAATGCGTACTTCATCAACGCCAATTCAGCTACCGCTCCCGGCATCGTGGACGCTGATCGCAATCCTGTTCTGACCCGCTCCGAGGTTTACTCCGGCGTGTATGGCAGAGCCAGCATCAGCTTCTACGCCTTCAATTCAAACGGCAACAAAGGCATCGCTTGCGGTCTGAACAACTTGCAAAAGGTGCGCGACGGCGAACCTCTCGGTGGCAAGGTTAGTGCCGAGTCCGATTTCGCAACCGAAGATGATGAGGACTTTCTCGCCTAAGACTAAGGGCTATGAGGGTGGCGGAGTAATCTGCCACCCTTTTATTGATTTATGAAAGGACGGTTATTGATGAAATCACTCTCAATAGATATTGAAACCTATAGCAGCGCCAATCTCGCCAAATCAGGTGTGTACCGTTATGTCGAGTCACCTGATTTCCAGATACTGCTTTTCGGATACAGCAATGACGGCGGCGAGGTTCAGGTCGTTGACCTTGCCAGCGGGGATAAGCTGCCCAGCGATGTCATTGCCGCGCTCACAGATAAAACGGTGATCAAGTGGGCATTCAATGCAAACTTTGAACGGATCTGCCTTTCTCGCTTTCTTGGACTCCCAACCGGTGAATACATCAACCCTGACTCATGGAAATGTTCAATGGTATGGGCAGCGACAATGGGACTGCCTCTGTCAATG